TCCAAGAATATTTCAATATGATTTAAACGATAATTTAGTTGGGGTTTATCAATACTGGAGCGAAGTATCAAAAAAATATAATGTAGATACAGAAAGTTTAAGGGTTGATGGAGCAATGATAAGATTAAATGGATGTATAAATAAATTAGGATATAAATGGAAATTTGAAAAGAATAACTATGCCAAGAAGTAAAGTAAGAGGAGGCCGTAAGGCTCACAACAAAAGAATTAAAAAGAGAAGAGAGGTGATGGAACAAATCACCCATCTCAAAAAAAAGATATTTTTAGAAGCTCAAGAACGATACATAAAAGAACAACAAGGATTAAAAATAGAAACTGATGAGGGGACAACTCTATAATGAATTATCAAAACTTGATGTAAAAACAATTTTTGATATTGGAGCTTGTGATTTTCACGACTCAATAGATTTACTTAATCGTTATCCACAAGCGAGGGTATTAGCAATAGAAGCTGACCCCGAGAATTACTTTAGACATCATAAGAGAGCGGAGACTGTAGGTATAGAAACCTTCAATTATGCAATGTCGGATAAGAATGGTTATGAAACCTTCTATCCAAGTTTAGTGGAAACAGAAAGAAACATCGAATGGAAATATGCAGGGTCAATTATGAAACCCCTTGTAAAACCAAATACGAATGAAGGTGTAAACCATCCAGTCTCTTTTGACCTTGAAGGCATACAAATACCTTCAATTAGATTTGACTACTTTTGTGATACACACAAAATAGAAAAAGTAGATTTTGTTTTTATGGATGTAGAAGGAGCAGAATATAAGATTATAGAATCACTTGGGAAATACAGACCTAAGCTAATATTCTGTGAGACGGCTCACTATGATACAAAGAGTTTCGACAACGAATTAAATTTGGAGGAGTTCGATTCCCTAATGGAGTCCTATGGTTATTTCATAGTTGAGAGATTACAATACGATACACTATACAAATATGACGGAAACTTTAATTGAGGTTGAAGGCTTCACACCCCACACATCACAGAAAAAGGTAGTAGATTTATGTCTTGATAATGAGACAAAATATATTATATGCTCTACTGGTCGTCAGTTCGGTAAGACTTTCCTTGCTATGAATATCTTATTGAAGTGGGCTTTGGAAGATAATGGGTCAGTATCCATGTTTGTTGCTCCTGTATATTCTCAGTCAAAAAAGGTCTTTTCTGAACTCATAACAGCTATCGCAGAGAGTGGGCTAACACTTTCAATAAATAAATCGGAGCTTTTCATCACTTTCATTAATGGGTCTATTATCTACTTCAGGTCGGGGGAAAGAGAAGATAGTCTTCGTGGATATACTCTTGACTACTTGGTGATGGATGAAGCAGCTTACCAAAAAGAAGCTGTATGGAAAACAGTATTAAGACCAACAGTATTAGTCAAAGGTAAGAAGGTCTTATTTATCTCAACACCTAAAGGCAAGAATTGGTTTTACGAAATAGCTAACAGGGGATATAGTGATGACTATCCACAGTATCAGACTTATCATGCGACATCTTACGACACCCCATATATTACACAAGAAGAGCTTGATGAAGCTAAGCTTTCTCTACCTGATAACATCTATCGACAAGAGATATTAGCTGCTTTCATCGATGACGGTGGTGAAGTATTCTCAAATCTATCTGAGAGCTGCCACCTATCCGCATATCCCTCACTTCAGACAAATACCAAGTATTATGCTGGTATAGACTTTGGAAGACAAAATGACTACACGGTCTTAACAATATTAAACTCTGAAGGACAGATGGTAGATTTCTATAGACAAAGACAAAAGTCGTGGGACTTGATACTTTCTGAGCTCGAAGTAAAATTAAAGAAGTGGAAGCCAGTATGTTATGCTGAGGTGAATAATGTCGGGGATGTCTTATATGAAAGTCTGAAGAAGAAGTATTCATCGATACAACCTTTCATAACAAATAACGACACAAAGCAGAATATGATAGAAGAGCTTATTATGTCTATGAACGAAGGGAAGATGATACTACCAAACAAGGACTTGAATGCTGACTTATATAAAGAGCTATCAGTATTCACTTATGAGTATTCTCCAAAGACAAGGAGAGTGAAGTACGGGGCTCCATCTGGCTTTCACGACGACTGTGTTATATCACTTGCTTTAGCACATCATGGCTTCAAGAAAAGAGCATCTTATGGGACTTATGTTCTAAGATAAGTTGTGAATAAAAATTACAGAAAAGATATTTATTAGTAGATGAAAAACATATCCATAGAGTATCAAGGTAAAGACTATGAAGTGAAAGTCCCCACCATAGAAATGTGGGGAAGACTAATAGCTTGGAAAGAGCTACTTGAAGAAAAAGACTTCCTTGTAAAGCTAATATCGGAATCGACAGGACTACCTGAAAATGATGTTCGTAAAGCTGATTGGTTCGACATATTAAACATAGGGTCTTTCTTAACAGAACACCTAATAACACAGAGTACAGACTTCCATAATGAGTTCGTATTCAAGGGTGTAAAGTATCGTTTCTTAGACCTACCTAACCTCTCTTTTGGAGAGTTCATCGATATTGATACCTTACTATCAAAAGACGAACACGAAAGAAAAAGTGCTCTGCATACCTTGATGGCTGTATTCTATAGAGAGGTCGGTGAAGACAATAAGCTTGTACCTTATGATAGTGGAAAAGTCGGTGAGAGAGCTGAAATATTCAAGCAACTCCCCGTCATGTACGTTCATGGTAGTATGAGTTTTTTTTTGCGTTTAGAACAAATATTACAAAGACCTTCACTAAGCTTTTTGGTGATGTCGAAAAGCCTGAAGATGATGAAGAGTATAAAGAAAGTGATGAAGAGAATTTCCAAAAGTATTGGGGATGGTTTGGTGTCCTTGCGTCTTTGGCTAATGAAAACATTTCACTTTTTGGGGAAATCCCGAAATACCCACTAACCTTCGTATTAAACTATTTAACTTATATGAAGGACTTGAACGAAATAAAAATGAAGCAACATAGAAAAGCTCAACAACAAATAAAAGCTATATTATGAGCCAATATCCATTAGGGTCTTACAACTTTAAGAAGATTACCACACTTCTGCGACAACTATCGGAGTATCACGAACAGATACAGGGATATGGTATAGGTGATATCAATCAGCTTATTTACTATACTGAAGAAAGATTAAAAATAGATAACACGGAACAAAACTTGGGGTCATACTATCCCTTGATGTTCGTGATACCTGAGCTCGCAACAACAGACGGAAGACAGACAGTATATACCTTCAACATCTTGATGATGGATATTCTAAACACAAAGAACTTTGATATTGAAGTGGATGTGTGGAGTGATACCTTAGATATTCTCAAAGATGTGGTAGCTCAATTGAAGTATTCACTTGATGCTTGCTACTGCACATGGGACTTAGACTACCCTGTAGATTTCACCCCCTTCTCTGAGAAGTATGATGACTATGTGTCGGGATGGACTGCCAGAATAAAATTAAAGATACCAGATGCGATAGATAGATGTATCGCACCTTATGCGGACTTTCCTCCGTGTGATAATAACTCTGACTAATGAGCATACCTACACCGAACTTTGATGCAGCTATGACTGAGATGACTAATGAGCTTACAAGAGCTCTTAAGGTCTCTTTGTTATTTCAATACAAGTATGCACCAGGCTTTACTGGTAAAGGTACGGTATATGGGATGGCACCAAAGGTATCTTCAGGTGCTTTACTTGATAGTATAAGTGTTGAATATGAACCTTCGTCTAAGACTGTGAAGGTAGAGATGCTTGAGTATTGGAAGTATGTGAATGATGGAAGAAAGCCTGGTAAGTATGCTCCTTTGGATTCCATTTTATCTTGGATAAGAACAAAAGGTCTTAGAGGTAGAGATAAGAAGGGAAGGTTCATCACAAATGAAAGCTTCGCATGGGGTATAAATACAAATATAAAAAAGTTCGGAATCGCACCAACTTTCTTTGTTGATAATACAGAGAATAGGGTGTCTAAAGAGTTCGACCAAAAAATAGGAGAAGCTCTAAATACAGACTACGAAAATTATTTCAATAGTCTCATACAACAAAGCTAAAAAAAGATGAGTATAGTTTTACAGGTTTTACAACAACCACTTCAGATAACCCCATCAAACACTAATCATGTGTTTAATGTTTCAAGCTCGGCATATACCCTTACTGACTTTCAATATGTCGTGGATGTCTATTTCAAGGGCAACTTACTTAATTGGTCTTCAGCAACAACAGACAATAGAGCATGTAGGCTTAAGGCTCGTCCAAATATCTATGGTAATGCTATTGTTGATTTGGAAGAAATAGTAAGGACTTTCTTAACAGCCAACCCACGCTTTACAGGTGATACATACCCATATCTAAACTATGCATCAGATGTGAATAAAATTATCACTTTAGCAGATGCTCAAAGAACAATAGAATATAATGGGTCTAACTTATGGGCGGGAGGAACACCTAATGCTTCACTTAATCAGATGTGGCATGTATCAGAATATAAAGCTGTATTCGGATACACTTATACCTCAGGGTCATCGACAGTAGAAGAGGTAGATTTCAACGCAGCTTGGAACCCCAACCCTGTAGTAATATTTCCTGGTGTAGATAACAAAATTATACCAGCACCTTTCTTGTCTGCAGCTACCATAGATGCTCAAGGAGCTAATTGGTTTGCTCAAAATAACAAAAATCACTTATACTACGACCTCTTCCGTCATGTCTATCAGTCAGGTGATACAAATACTCAGTGGTCTTGTAATAATGATATTGCTGACTGTGGCCCCAGAGAGTTTCTTAATGCGGCTGGAACATGGTATTATGATATCATAAGTCAGCCTGACTATGTAGATACAAGAGTAAGAAGAAGAAGTCATCACCCCGACTGTCCTATCATAGTGTCTTTCTTGAATGGTAAGAACGACTACTTTACGAACGACATCTATTCAATAGCAGTAAGAGGAGCACTTACCACATCTGACCCTTATACTTATTCAGGTGAAATAGCTAATAGAAGCTCCACATCTTTACCATCTACTAATGAAGATACAAACTCTGTGTTTAAGATGGGGGTATTTTACTTACCATATAACAACACATCAGGTAATACCTTGAATGCTATACCTACGAACTCAAAGAAAGTATGCTTCTATGGTACGACATATAATAGTGATAGAAATAACAGACTTAACTTTTCATCAAGAACAACAGAGGTCTTAGAGTTTTATATGCAAGATAGAAGCTGCATAAATAAGCCACCTATCCATGTGCTCTTCTTAAACGGGAGAGGCATGTGGGATACTTTCACATTTGGTGGAAAACAGGTAAGGAAGTATAACATCTCAAGACCGTCTTATAGACAAGAGGTCTCCCTAAATAAAGCATTCTACGACATAGGGTCATATCAAAGAGGTAC